CTTACAGATAAGTGGTATTTCAAAGAGATGGGTGACATAGATAAGCTTAAGGAAGTATTTGAGATCGGTGCTAAGTGTTATCGAAAGTTCTTACTTCCAAAAGATGTATCTAGTGGAGTAATTCATTTAGTTGGGTTTAGACATATCATTACACAAGAACTACATGGGTTCCTTCTGTACACAGTTGGTGTCCCATGGTGGAGTACTAAGTGTATTGGTATAAGTGAACTCGCTGTTATGTCTATGAAACCCAACTCTGGTATTGGTAGAAAAGCTGCTAACTACCTAAACTCACTTATCACATATAAAATTGCTGATATCGTGGAAACTGGCTCTGCTATCCTTGGTAAAAGCACAATTGGGAATTCATATAAGAAGCTAGGTTTTCATGAGTCTAGTGTCTATATCAAATCCCATGAGAGGTAACCAATGGCAAGTACTAAGAGTAATAGACCAAAGGAGGGAGCTAAGGTTACCTTTGATAGGTTGTCCCATGATCGTAGTTCATATCTGACTAGAGCAGAGGAAGCTGCCGTCCTGACTATTCCAATGCTGTTTCCTAAAGAAGCTGATGATGCGTCTACTAATTATGATACACCTTATCAGTCTCTTGGAGCACGTGGGCTAAACAACCTTGCATCTAAACTTATCTTAGCTATCCTCCCTGCTAACCAGCCTTTCTATAGGTTGGTAGTAGACAAAGAAACACAACAGAAGCTTGATGAGTCTGGAGATGAGACACTCAAGACACAGATTGAATATGGGTTGTCGGCCATGGAAACAGCTATGATGTCTTACATGGAAACCAATATGTTCAGACCTACTTGTTTTGAGGCTATGAAACAGCTTCTTGTTGCTGGTAATGCTATGTTGTTTATCCCACCTAAAGTTGGTGGTATTAAGTTGTACACATTGAGAAACTATGTGGTTCTAAGGGATGACCTTGGTAATGTTCTTCAGAGTGTTACTAAGGATACATACTCTAAGGAGTCATTACCGGAAGAGTACAGGTCCGCTTTGAAAGACAGTGGGTCCACTGAGTCTTCTAGTTATGGTGAAAAGGTTGAAGTTTATACATTCATCTACAGAGAAGAAGATAACTATGTTTCCTATGTAGAGATTGAAGGTGAAGAGGTTGCTGGTAGTGAAAGTAAATACCCAATTGACTCCTCTCCCTGGTTCTGGCTTAGGTTCACTAAGAGGGACGGAGAGCACTACGGTCGTGGGTTTGTAGAAGAGTATATCGGAGACCTTCAGAGCCTTGAGAATTTGTCTAAGTCTATCGTTGACCTTGCACAGGCTGCTGCTAGAGTGTTCTTCCTTGTTAACCCTGGGAGTATTACTTCTGTACGTAAGTATGAACAGGCTAGGAATGGTTCGTTTGTACAGGGTAGAGAAGGTGATATTGTAGCCTCTCAGCTTAACAAGACACAGGACCTTCAGATTGCTAAGGCAACTGCTGATGACATTAAAGATAGGCTTTCGTATGTGTTCCTCTTGAACTCTGCTGTCCAGAGGAATGGGGAACGTGTTACTGCCGCTGAAATTCGATACGTAGCAGGTGAACTAGAGGATACCCTTGGCGGTGTTTACTCTATCCTTGCTCAAGAGTTTCAGCTTCCTATGGTGAAACGTGTATTTGCTGAGATGCAGTCTAGCGGTGCTCTTCCTAATATTAAGGAGGGTGCTGTTGAGCCAGTTATTGTGACTGGTTTAGATGCACTTGGACGAGGACACGATCTTGATAAACTTATGACGTTCCTTGAGATTACTTCTGGTATGGGTGAAGCACTCTACTCCAAAATGAATCTGGACAACCTTGTCATGCGTATTGCTATGTCCCTTGGTATTGATGTCAGAGGTCTTGTTAAGACTGATGAACAGATTGCACAGGAACAGCAGGCTATGGTTGAACAGCAGGCAGCTATGGCTGGTGGAGAAGCTATGGCTACCCAGGTAGGTGCCCAAATGGGCTCTCAGGTGATGTAAAGAGGTATATTTATGGGCGTACAACTGCAAACAGGTTCTAATTCAAATGAAGAATTGTATGGACCCAACGCAATTACAAGCGATTTGGATGACATTGAGGTGAGCACGTCAAGTGGTGGTACCCATGTCACTATCAAGAATGATGATGATAATGATGAAGTGGTAGGAGGTGATGGACAGGATAATAAGAATACTGAGCCTGATTCCGATAGCTCTGACGATCATACAGACTCTACTCCACAAGAGGATGGTAAGGAAACTCCAGATGGAGATTCAGAAAAGGGACCAGGAGTAGAAAGAGAAGAGCTTAAGGAGACTATCAATAATCTTGGTGAAGACCTTAAAGGTAAAGGCTTTGATTTTGATAAGGCTCTTTCTGAACTTGAAACCAATGGAAAGCTTTCCGAAGAAACTTATTCCAAGTTGTCTGAGGCCGGCTACCCTAAGGCGGTCATTGATGGTTACATTAAGGCCGCTGAGATTGTAGAGCGTAACTTTGAAACTGCTGTCTATAACCTCGCTGGTAATAAAGAAGAGTACACCAAGGTAATTGAGTGGGCCTTCAACAATGCTAGTAAGTCTGAACAGAAAGCTTACGATGATGCCCTTGAAAGAGGAGACCTTCAGACCGCTAAGTTGTATGTGGATTCTTTCATGAACCGGATGAGAAATGTACGTGGCAAAGGTAATGTACGTGTGCCTGGAGCACCCGCACCTAGTGTCACTGTGGAGGGCTTTGAAACGAAGAAAGACTTGACTAAGGCTACTTCCGATCCTCGTTATGGTAGGGACGCTAAGTATACTAAAGAGATTCAGAATCGAATCATTAAGACTACTTGGTTGTAAGAGGTGTAAATGAATGTCATACTATCCATTCTCCAGCTTATATTGGAGGTCGTGCGGAAATTATACAAGAGTAAACAGGAAGAGAAACTTCAAGCTGACTCTGACGCTATTGATAGCGACCCTGCTTCTGTCTTCATGTCTAAGTTCAACAAGGATAGTGAGACCAGCACCTCCGTACCCGACTCTTCCAAGCGCAACAGTTAATGAGCAAGGTGGTATCTGCTTAGATAAGCGTGATACTTCTTCTTTGTTACACTACATTGAGTATTTACGAAACAATTTTAACTAGGAGTTTATTACATGGCTGCTCAGTCCGTTATTGCCTCTCCCGGTCAGGTTCTCTCTGCCGGTGATCGTTGGGCAATCTTTCTTAAAGTGTTTGCTGGTGAAGTTCTTGGTGCCTTTGAACGTATGACTAAGGTCATGGACAAGCATCAGGTTCGTACTATTTCTAATGGTAAGTCGGCTTCGTTCCCTGTCATGGGTCGTGCGCTGGCTAAGTATCTTACCCCTGGTAACAACCTTGATGACCAGCGGACTAAGATTGAACACAATGAGAAGATCATTCCTATTGATGGTCTTCTTACCTCTGATGTGTTTATTACTGACATTGAAGAGGCTATGAACCACTACGACGTTCGTACTGAGTATAGCCGTCAGATGGGCGAGGCTCTGGCCCTTGCCGCTGATGCTGCTGTCCTCGCTGAGGCGGCTAATCTGGTCCTGGCTACTGCTAATATCCCCTCTGGTGCTAGTAAGCCTAAGGGAACTGGTGTTGGTGGTCGTGTAGTCACTGGTGCTGCGGCTCAAACTGCGGCCTTTGGTCAGACCATTATCGAGGGTCTTATGACTACTCGTGCCACTATGACCACTAACTATGTTCCGTCTAGTGAGCGTTACTTCTTCTGTAAGCCGGAAGTGTACACCGCTATCCTGCTTGCCCTGCTCCCGAACGTGGCTAACTACCCGGCTCTCATTGACATGGAAACTGGTAGTATTAAGAATGTTGCTGGTTTTGAAGTCATTGAGGTTCCTCACCTGCTTGATGGTGGTGTCGATGGTAAGCACCAGTTTGACGCCTCTCTGGTGACTGCTGGCATTACTGGTGTTGCTATGCACCGTTCTGCTGTTGGTACTGTTAAGCTGCGCGACCTTGCTATGGAACAGGCCCGTCGTGCTGAGTATCAGGCTGACCAGATCATCGGCAAGTACGCTATGGGTCAT